AGTAATCATAGCTTGTGGGCTAGCAAATGGTTGACGCATATGTAGTTCAAACCTGAACGGGAGCATGGCTTGATGGCCGGTTTGTGGGTCGGTGGCAATGACGGTCTTTATTGCGGACAGACCGTCAACTGACAAAAGCTTCTTGGCAAGTGATTTGACGCCAGGAATCTGAAACGCACTGCCACCCTTCATGATCAACCCGTAGGCTGCGTCCGTGTCCTGGATCCTCTCAACAACACGCAGTTCATGGTTGACGCCGCCAACGGCCACGTGCATGCGGTCACCTGGTTGGTGTTCCAAATGGAGTGGGAAACGAACGAGGTAAGGCTCGATCAACACCCCGAAAGCATGACAAACGTTCGTGGTGTTATGAACCTCATGGACGTTCGGGCTGAAATCACTGCTAGCGAGACGGATGGGAGTCCCGTGAGATACATCAAGTGGGGAAACGGTGAACTCCACAAAACCGCGCTGGTCCCAATGGTAGCCAACATTGTAGTCGCTGCCTCGTATGTTGGCAACTTCACTGTGTTTGTCGAGTGTAAACCCGCCCTTGGAAAGATGGAGGCGGGCGTCGTGTAACACGGCTTCGTCCTTGGTGCCATCAAGATCATAATCACGGACGCGCTTGCCGTTGACGCTCACCCATGTCGAGTATTTGGCCCTGCGTGCTCCGCCTGAGCCTCTACCGGACTTGTTCTTACCCTTGGCATGGGAGGCGTCCAGACCGGAATTATGCACTGCAGCCAAGCTGCCTGCACATTCCGCTGAATAGATGATGGGACAATCGTCATCGCCATCCCAGCAACGGTTGCAATCGGTAGGGCCGTAATAATCAAGAGGACGCGTTTCGACGACTGCACTGCCCTTCCAAAAAATGTGTGTAGAGGAAGTAAGCACTAGCCCCAAGCAAGGCCGTAACAAAACCTGAGAGCAACGGATTCTTCGCAAGCAAAGCATAGAATCGAATAGAAGCACTCGAGGCTGTCATTTTGAGCCTAGCAAGGTAACTTTGTGTGCTGATGGGGTAGAGAACAGTCAACTTTTGCCAGAGAGCGGTCTCTCTGTCACGTTCAATTGAGAGGTAATAGAATCCAAGAGCGGCCTCTGGGCTGTCGTTGGCCTTCCTGTAGACAGACTGCATGAGTCCATCAGTCACAGTGAAACTGCCGTTTGAGGCAGCCACTAATTTGGCGTTTGGATCGTACATCAGACAGGTGTCATCATTACCGACGTAATACTGACCATTGCCATAATAGTAAGTCTGCCCAGCAATCCTGACATACATCTTAGGGTCAGGCATCTCACGGGCTATCTTGTAAAAGAGGTGTCGCAAGGTGCCGTCGACTGAATCGGGATCAACCTGCAAGAGGCCGTGGCGACGCATGAAATTTGCCATTCGGACTGAGCAGCACTTGGCCAGCGCGCCCAGTATTGCCGTCTTGTCTGCGATCTGAGTCTCAAACCACATGTCAGCTTCAACAGCGGTGAAACCGAAATCAGACGGAATCCCCTCAAGCTTAGTTGGGTAAGCACTGCCCAAATTGAACCGAGCCCAGTCTGCGAGCAGCTGTGGTGCTGTGTACACGAAACCAGGTCGTGTGAAAACACCGGCCACTGTGGCTACAAGAAGGCGGCCTTCTTCGTTGGGAACAAATGCAAGCCGCCTGTGCAGGCCCGGCAAATTGAGCTTGACTGGTACATAGGGCCTGTCGGACATGGTGTCTTTCATGGACTCCAGCC